CTCGACTTCGGCGTAATCGGCCAGGAGGATCGGCTGGAGCCCGTTCAACCGCGCGAGGTCGCGCGCTGCCCTGATCTCGTTGTTCGTCCAACCCTTCGGAATGTTCCCGTTCGATTTCGTCGGGTAGTGTTCCGGGTTGATGATCGCCACGCCGGCGGTCGAGCCTTCGAGGAGGATGCGGTGCGCGATCGTGCCCAGATCGAAAATCTCCGACTCCTCGCGTACGCGCTCCGGGTTTAGGCGCGACGCGAACCAACCAGCGCGCGGGCATTGGTCGAGCGCGTACCGGACCGGCGTGTGCGATAGCGCGTCGAGCGCGAGGTATTCGGCCATCGGCATGGTCGGGTAGATACCGGGAACGGCGGCGCTCACTTCGCCTCCTGCGCTGCCGGTTCGGCGTGCTTCGCCTCGTACTCACGGATCGCCTTAACGACCGCCGCGAACTCGCGCCGCTTGCCGAACCGCTCCACGAACTTGGCCAGCATCCGGGCGCCATCCAGCAATTCGTTTTGCAGGCGCTCGACTTCGCGCCGTTCCGCCTCGATCCGGTCGGACTCCTCGCGGATGCGCTTGGCTTCGGCATCCTGCCGCGCCTGTTCGGCGTCGCGCGCCGCCTTGGCTTCCGCGTCGCTGCCGCCTGGCGCGCGGCTTCCGCGTCCCGTTGCGCCTTCGCCTCCGCGTCGGCTTTGTCGCGCGCCGCCTGCGCCTCACGGTCAGCCTTGTCGCGGGCTTCCTTGGCCACGCGCTCCTCCTCCGCGATCCGGGCGCGCGTCTCGCGTTCCGCCAGCGCCCGCGCCTGGGCCGCCTCGCGTTCCGCGATCTCGGCAGCCTTGCGGCGCTCGGCGTCGGCCGCCTCGCGCGCCTCCGCCTCCGCCCGCAGCCGGGCCAATTCCTCGCGCTCCGCCTTGGCGCGCGCGTCGGCCTCCGCGCGTTCGCGCTCCTGCGCCTCCGCCGCCACCCGCAACTGCTCCAGCGTGGCCAACGCCTTACCTTTCGCCTCCGCCGCCTGTACCGCGAACTCCTCCGCCCATTCGGCCACGTCGTAATCGGTCAGATTGACGATCGCCGACGCGATGCCAACCGCCGGCACGCCGACCATGCCGGCCGGGCGCGCAGAAACCTCCGCGATCAGCGACTGAATCCGTGCGACGCGCTCCCGTTCGGCCTGCTCGCGGGCAGCGCGCTCGCGGTCGCGGCGCGTTTCCTCGGACTTGATCGCCTCGTCGATCGGCGACTCCATCGCCACGAGTTCGGCGGTGATGCGCTTCGCCTCCGCGTCGATCAGCCGGGCGCGCTCCAGCGCGGGCGCCTTCAACTCCACGCGCGTCTTTTCGAGCGCGACGCGGTAGCCACGCAACTCGGCGCGCGCCTTGATGGCGGTCGTCATTCCCTCGCGTGTCGTCACGTCAAACACCACGCGTTGATACCGCGCGGCGAGGTCGGCCAGGGCGGCGGCCGTCTTGCTGTACTCCGCGATCGGCGTCAACTGGACCGGCGTCGCGTTGTTGTTGGTTTCCGTTTGCTGCGTCATTGCTTCGCCTTTCGGGTTGAGGTGATGATGGGCTTGACGTTCGACGCCTTCGCCGCGTCGGCTGCCTTGGCGGCGTCCTGCGCGTCGCGCCGGCGTTGTTGTTGCCGGCGCGCAAAGGCGCCCGCGTTCGCGTGCGAGGCGGCGCCGTGATACCTCCAGTCCGGATTGCGCCAGCCGCTCATGCGAACCATCCGGCGGTCCAGGTCACGAAGATCAGGAACGCGACGACCAGCGCAAAGTCGATCCAGTCGCGCGCGTTCATATCGTTGCCGGCGCGCCACATATACCAGCGGGTCAGCGGGGGGATCGGTCGCGGTTCGTTCATTCGGCGCTCCATGCGAGGTAGCAGGCGGTGACGGTCGCGGCAGCCGACGCCACGCCCATGAAAGGGGAACCGGCATAGCCGATCCAGACGACGGTATTGGCGAACCACGCCAAGGCGTTGACGACGTGAACGGCGGTCATTTCGTCTCCCGGTTGATCGCGTTCGCGTCCTGCGCGCGGTCGGCGGCCCATTCAGCTTGTTGCTGGCGGCGATAGTCGGCGGCGTCGTCGGCCAGATAGTCGGAGAGGTCGTCGCAATCACGGTCGTGGCGGTGCGGGAACGGCAACCGCTCGCACTTGCACGGAGGCGGGCGGAACCTCATTGACCGCTCGCCCGGATGGCCCGCGCCAGCTTGTTGGCGGCCATCGCGCCGCACGCGTCGGCCATCTCGATCTCGCGGCCGGCCTCGTACTGGTGCGCCATCGCGAGGAATACGCGAACCTCCTCCAGCAACCGCTCGGCGTCCGATTCCTTGGCCACGTTCGGCTCGATCACGGCCAGCGCGCGGTCTAGGAAACCGTACACCGGCGAGGCGGGGGAAACGAAGGGGAGAACTACTCGGTCCATCTTGTCGCTCCTTGTATTGGCCGGTCGGCCGTTGGTGACGTGCCGATTGTATACGCATTTGCGGACGGCGCAACCGCCCGCGCTTAGAATATCGCATACGCAAATGCGTATGGCAATATACCAATCCGGTATAACCGCATCCGCATTTGCGTATAGAATCGCGGCATGACTTATGCCCAAGCGGTGAAGAAATACGGCGGATACCGCCCGCTCGCGGACGCTCTAGGCGTCGCTCCGACCACGGTCCATAGCTGGCGCCATCGGGGCATCCCGGTCGCGCGCCAGTACCAGATCGAAACCATCAGCGGCGGCAAGCTGCGGGCGGCCAAACGTGCCGCGCAGTAAGCATGACGAATACTTCGCGCGCCTGTTCGCTCAACAAGCGGCCGGGCGGGATCGGTTCACGCCCGGCGTGAAGGTCGACGCTCAACGAGGGAAAGCGAATTCCGCAACCGATCCGCGGCCGCGTGCGATTGCCGCGAACGGCCCGGCGACAAGCCGGGGCGGTGCAGCGAGTACCTCACCCATCTACCCGTTGATCGGCCTATGCCGAACTGCCGGCCTGCCGGTGCCGACGCCGGAGTGGAAATTTCATCCGGGCCGCGCTTGGCAATTCGACTATGCCTGGCCGCTCCACTTCGTCGCGCTGGAGATCGAGGGCGGGATCTGGAAAAAGGGCGGCGGCGCGCACTCACACCCGCTCAATATCGAGCGCGATCTGGAAAAATACTCCGAGGCAGCGATTCTAGGCTGGAGAGTTTTACGCGTACCGCCGGAGGCGCTACGCACGCGCGGGATGGACTACCTGTTCCGCATTTTTGCTGCTCAACCGAAAGGAAACGGAAAATGAAAATGTCCGACGTATTCGACCGCGTGCCGTTCGCGCGGAAATTCACCCGGAAGGGCGATAGCATCGTGCCGCCGACCGCCGTGGAGGTCGCTACCGCGCAGCGCGACAAGGGTATGGCGCAATCGGTCGCGCACGCGGAACGCGATTACCCCACCTGGCAAGCCCGGGCGGTCGGCTACGTCCGGCTCCACGCCACCGTCCACGCCACGTTCCTCTGCGAGGACGCCCGCGCGATGGCGGAGGCCGATGGGTTCGCCGCGCCACCGTCCAAGACGGCATGGGGCTCCGTCATGCGCCAAGCTGCGCGCGAGGGCATCGTGATTGCCGACGGGTACGCGCCGGCCAACTCCTCGCGGCGCGGGGCGAAGTCGCTCTGGCGCTCGCTGGTGCGTGCCGCATGAGCGATCTCGGCGAGTACCTGAAATTCATCGAAAGCAAATCGCAGGGCGGATCGGATAGCGGCTTCGCTCCGGTCTGGATGCCGGATTTCCTGTTCGATTTCCAATCGGCGATCGTGGAATGGGCGATCCGCAAGGGGCGCTGCGCCATCTTCGCCGACTGCGGGCTCGGTAAGACGCCGATGGGTCTGGTATGGGCGTCGAACGTCGCGCGCAAAGTCGGGCGGCCGGTGCTGTACCTGACGCCGCTCGCCGTTGCGTCGCAGACCGTGCGCGAGGCGGATAAATTCGGCATCGACGCGGTGCAATCGCGCGAAGGCTCGGCGGCCGGGCATATCGTTGTCACGAATTACGAACGGTTGCACTACTTCAAACCGGACGACTTCGCCGGCGTCGTCTGCGACGAGTCGAGCATCCTAAAATCGTTCGCCGGGCAGAGGCGCGGCGAGATCACGGCATTCATGCGGAAGGTTCCCTACCGGCTGTTGCAGACGGCGACCGCAGCACCGAACGATTACATCGAGCTCGGCACGTCGTCGGAAGCGCTCGGGTACATGGGCCACATGGACATGCTCAATCGCTTTTTCAAAAACGACTTGAACAACAGCGCGACCGGTCGGATGCGTGGCGAGGTCATCAAGTGGCGATTGAAAGGCCACGCGGAGGAACCGTTTTGGCGTTGGGTTTGCTCCTGGGCGCGCGCGATCCGGCGGCCGTCAGATATTGGATTCTCGGATGCTGCTTTCGTGCTGCCGCCGTTGACCGAAAGCGAGCATTTGGTTCAGACCGACACGCTTGCGGATGGAATGCTGTTCGCGCTTCCGGCGGTAGGGCTCAAAGAACAGCGCGAGGAACGGCGCCGTACCGTTCAGGAACGGTGCAACATGGTGGCGCGACTGGTCAACGATACCGGGCAGCCGGCGCTCGTCTGGTGCCACCTGAACGACGAGGGCGACATGCTCGAATCGCTCATTCCGGATGCCGTGCAGGTATCGGGCGGAGACTCCGATGACCGTAAGGAGGATCGGCTCGAAGCATTCGCGGATGGTCGCGCCCGCGTCCTGATTACGAAGCCGAAGATCGGCGCATGGGGTTTGAACTATCAGCACTGCAATCACGTAACGTTTTTCCCGTCGCATTCGTTCGAACAGTATTACCAGGCGATCCGGCGTTGCTGGCGATTCGGTCAGAAGCGTCCGGTGCTCGTCGACATCGTGACGACCGAAGGCGAGCGCGGCGTCATGCGGAACCTGCAACGAAAGTCCGAACAGGCCGATGCGATGTTCTCGCGGCTGGTTGCGGAAATGAACTACGCGATGGGCATCGAGCGCGCATCATCAAACGGCAAACAAATGAGGATACCGTCATGGCTGTAACGGAGCAATGTGTAACGGATAAATTCGCGGTATACAACGGTGACTGCGTCGAGGTCATGGCCGCGCTTCCGACCGGCAGTATTCACCATTCAATCTATTCGCCGCCTTTCGGCGGTCTGTACCACTATTCCAGCAACGAGCGCGATCTGTCGAACTGCGACGATTACGATGCGTTTTTCGAGCACTACGCGTATGTTGTGCGCGAGCTCGCGCGGATCACGATGCCGGGACGCGTCTCCGCAGTGCATTGCATGGACGTGCCGAAAAGCAACAGCGGAACCGATTCCATGATCGACTTCCCAGGCGACATCATCCGACTGCACGAGCTAGAAGGATGGCGATATACCGGGCGCCGGATGATTTGGAAAGAACCGCTTGCGGTCCGACTGCGGACGATGCAGAAGAACCTCGCGCACGCGTCGCTTTGCGAGGATTCCATCGACTGCGGCGTCGCATCCGGCGACCAGTTGCTGACCTTCCGGCGCGTCGGGACAAACCCGGTACCCGTGCGCCATCCGGTCGGAATGCTCGACTATGCCGGCGAGCGCGTGCCGCCGTCCGACGTCATGTCCTACCGCGGATGGAAAGGCAAGCAAACCGAAAACCGATTCTCGCACTGGATCTGGAGGCAGTACGCCGATTGCATGTGGGACGACATTCGGATGCACCGCGTGCTGCCGTACCGTGAAGCTCGCGACAGCGAGGACGAAAAGCACGTTCACCCGCTGCAGCTTGACGTGATCGACCGGTGCGTCGAACTGTTCAGCAATCCAGGCGAGACGGTCTTTACGCCGTTTATGGGCGTCGGCAGCGAGGTCTACAGCCCGGTCATTCTCGGCCGGCGCGGGATCGGCGCCGAACTCAAGGCGAGCTACTACCGGCAGGCGTTGAAGAATGTCCAGATGGCCGCAGCCGGCCGGAAGGACATGGAAACGTCGGAGGCGTTCGATTTCGGCGACGACGGAAGCATGGACGCCGCCGGTCCGACCATCGCCGCAGACCTGGCCGAATCGCCGTAAACTAATCCGCCTTGGCGCGCACCGCCGCGCGCCGCAGGCACCCTCTTGCCCGGAGGTTTCCCTTGCCAGACCGTGTCATCCGCGACGAACTGCTCCAGTCCGATCGCTGGCTCGACCTTCCGACCGATACCGACCGGCTCGCCTTTGTCGGCCTCCTGCTCAAATGCGACGACTTCGGGAACCTCGAAGGCGGGCCGCGGCGCCTGTTCCGGTTCCTGCACAACTTCACGCAGGTCAAGACGCCGGAGGCGGCCGCGACCACGCTCCTCCACCTTTCCGACGCCGACCTCATGCGCCGGTACGAGGTCGACCGGCGCGAATATTGGCACCTGCCTCGGTTCCGTCCGCACCGCCAGTACCTCGTCCGAAGTTATCCACAGAGCCCTTGGGATAGTGAGCGCACACTTGGCAAGGAAAGACGCGTAGTAAATCGAGGTTTCGCGTTAAATCAGCAACTTGCGGAAAATGTAGTAGCAACATCGCAACCATATGGCGACGATATAGCGGAAGGGGTTGGGGTAGGGGTAGGAGTTGGGGTAAATCAAAAGCGTAGTTCGCAAACCTCGCCTGTGGATAACTCTGTGGATAACTCCACCCCGAAAGCCTCAACATGGACCGAATACTGGACGGCGAAAGGCAGGGCGTTTGGGATAGAAACGAAGCAAGGCGAATCGACCGGCGACTACTGCCGCAGGGTCCAAGCCTTCGCCAAGGCGCGGACATGAGCACCGCCAAGCCCAAGCCGACGCCGGCGGAACGCGCGGCCGTCTACGCCAAGCGATCCCACGCCGCCCGACCGGAGCCCGAACCGGCAGCTTCGAGCGAGCCACCGCCGGCCGGCTCAACCCCGGCACGCTACGCCTGGAAGGTCGACCGCTGGGGCGCCCACAACCTCGTGGTGCTCGTCGTACCGCCCCAGACGCAGGCGCAAATGCGCGAGCACTACCCGGACGCCGCCGGTATCCATCCGCTGAAGACCTAGCCATGCCATTCCCACGGCACGGCGTCGGGTCATACCGCCAGGTCGACGGCGTTACGCAGCGCCTGTGCGGAGGCTGCGGCGCCTGGAAACCGCACGACGCGGAGCATTTCCACCGGAACCGCTGGAATTCGACCGGGCTCCAATCCCAATGCAAAACCTGCCAGCGGGAAGCCTGCAAACCCGGCGCCGCACGCCGCCACGCACGCTACATCGCGCGCTACCGGATGACCGGCTAGGGTAGGACGTCGGAACCCCGGAAAACGGCGCCACGGGCTTCCTGACCAGCCAGCCGCCCGTCGGTCGATGGTTTAGCAACCCTTGCCAAGGCGTAGGAAACCGCCTACATTCGCGGCCCATGAGGTAGGACAACGACATGCCGAAGGGGCGGAAGGTTGCAAGCGATACGCGCGTGGCAATCGTGGCGGAAGTGTGCGACCGCTTGGTGGCAGGCGAAAGCGTCGCCGCGATATTCCGCGACCCCGGCCCGAACTTCCCGAACTACGTCACTTTCTGGCGTTGGCTCCGGGACGATCCCGAAGCCGACAAGCAAGTGGCCGACGCGCAGCTGGTCGGCTGCCGGGCGCTTGAGGATCGGATCATCGACGTTACGCGGGAATGCCGCGTTGGTGAAATCGTCACGACCGGCCCGAAAGGCACCGAACGGAAGCTGGCCGACATGGTTGAGCGGTCGCGCCTTGAAGCGGATGCGCTCAAGTGGATCCTCGCGCGGCGCTACCCGAAACGCTACGGCGACCGGACCACGATAGCCGGCGATGCAGACAACCCACTTTCCATCGACGTCACCGACGCGCGCGACGCGCTCCTGCGCGGACTTACTCCGAAGCCTGCCGGAAACGGAGAGGGCGGCGCGGGTTGAAGCGCTGACCGACGCGCAAGCGCGCGCGTTGCTGACCGACTGGGAATTCTGGGGCCGCCCCGACCAACTGCTGCCGCCCGGCGCCTGGTACGTCTGGCTGATCCTCGCCGGCCGCGGATGGGGCAAGACACGAACCGGCGGCGAGGCGGTACGGCGATGGGTAAAGCGCTACCGGTTCGTGAACCTGATCGCGGCGACCGCGGACGACGCGCGCGATATCATGATCGAAGGCGAGTCGGGCATCTTGGCCATCTGCCCGAAGCATGAGCGCCCGTACTACCGGGTCAGCAAGTCGCGGCTCGAATGGCCGAACGGCGCCCGGTCGCTGATCTTCACCGCCGACGAGCCAGAACGCCTCCGCGGTAAGCAACACGAGAAACTGTGGGCCGACGAGGTGGCAGCTTGGCGGTACTCGGAATCCTGGGATCAGGCGATGTTCGGGCTCCGCCTCGGCGACAACCCGCAGGCGGTCGTGACCACGACGCCGAAACCGGTTCAACTGATCAAAGAACTGATGTCCGACGCCGGGACGTACATCACGCGCGGCTCGACGTACGACAACCGCCAGAACCTCGCCCCGAAGTTTTACGGCAAGATCATCACGAAGTACGAGGGCACGCGCCTGGGCCGGCAGGAGTTGAAAGCCGAACTGCTGACCGACAACCCGCGCGCGCTCTGGAACCGCGACGCCATCGACCGCGACCGCGTAACCGACGCGCCCACGCTGCGCCGGATCGTCGTCGGGCTGGATCCGAACGTAAAAAATCGGGATTTGGTGCAACTGGCCAAGGGCGGCACCGATACGCTCGACGAGGCGG